TTTCTAATGCTATCGTTATTGAATTGATAACATCAATCTCACCAAACGGCGAATCTTCACCGTCTGCTTTATATACTTCTTTGACTATTATAACAACTTGTCCTGTGCATGTCAAGGCCTTTTTAAATAAATTTGTATGACCTTCATGCCAGGGTTGCCACTTACCAACGATTGTCACCGATGGCCGTTTGTAATCGAACATAGTCTATTTCTTTTTAAGTTTTGTTTCAAAGTCATCAATAAAGTCATTGATATAATCAGGCAGTTGATTTCCAGTCACTGGTTCTCCTGCTGAGTCAAACACTTCATTATCTAACATTTGCCTTTGGGAAGCTTTGAATTTAATATACATCTGCTTTTTCTCTTTTGAGATTCTGCGTAAGAATGCATACCAAATGATTTGAGTAAAATATGCGAAAGGGTTTTGTGATTTATCTGGATTAAAGTTATGTATATATTGAAGGCAGTTCTCAATTCCATCAGAGATCATTTCTTCCTTATACATATAACCACTAAAGTTTGGACGTGTTGCCAACCTTTGAGCTATCATCATAATACACTTACCGATATAATCAGGTACTTGCGGTTTATCTTCGCCACCTTCTTCTGCCTCCGCAACTGCTGCTCTATAAGCAATCAATGCTGCGAGGAGGTCTTTATTGTTTACGTAGTTTCGTTTCTTAGCCATTTCAAACTAACACTCCTTTTGTTTTTAATAATGTAATTATAAACTAGTTTCACTGTTTTGTCAATGGTTTTATAACAAATATGAAATTAATTTAACTTTTTTCAAAAAAACTATTGACATATCTATCAACTCCTTGTATAATAAGACTATCGGCTTTAAGGTATACTATAAGTTTAGATATCAACAGTAAATATTTTAAACGGAAACTCCTCTGACGAGTAGATTTCAATTCTTGATTTAAAATGTTTCAATGTATAGTTTTCGTAACTACCTACCGATAAATCATCAGCGATATCATAGAGGACCGCTTTCTGCGAGTCCTCCGCTTTACGTAAACTTCTACCAATTGATTGTAATACTTTAATCTCAGATTTGCTCGAAGAAGCAAAGATCACATTATCAAGTCGCTTAATATTAACACCAGTACTAAATACTCCGTAGGATGCAAGTATATTGTGTTTCTTATCAGGATCGTTCTCGACCAAATGTCGTATGCGTTCACGTTCTTCTCCTTTCGTTGCTCCGTATATAAAATGTAGTTCTCTACCTTCTTTTTGTAATAAAGGTTCAAGTACCTTACCATGTTTCTCAACCAAGTCAAACAATATCAAATTATTTTGATCTTTAAGAGAATGAACAAGGTTCTTAATAAAATTGTTTCTCTTTTCGTGGAATACAATGAACTCTCTTTCAGCAGGCCATTTCTTTACTGATTCTTTTACCTGTCCCATTGCCTTTTTAAACGCAGCCTTTGCTTCGTTACTATGATTTAATACAATTGCCTTTACTTCAAAATCTGCAACCGTACCTTCGTCCATTAACTTCTTTGTAGATACGATTCTTTTTACTTCTCCGAAACAACCTTCGAGTACTAACCTATGCGTTTTACTTTCTGATGATTTAAGTGTACCTGTAAATCCATGACGATAAGCGCATTCTTCGAGTTTATGCATAATGGTTGTTAATGACTTTGCTTGGAAGGTATGGGCTTCATCTCCCATTACACAACCGAACTGAGCAAACCAATCTTTAGGTTGTTTCACTAATGATTGCCATGTAGAAATAACAATAGGTAGACGAGTGTTCTTATCAACACCACCTTGTATTTTATAGATATCCGATTCGTCACAACCGTAATCAACAAAGTCACCAGCCATCTGATGTACCAATGAAATGGTAGGAACAATAATCAATGTTCTTAATCCAAAGGTCTGATAGTAATGTTGTTGTATTAGGTAAATAATTAAAGACTTACCAGATGATGTCGGTGATAGAGATAAAGATCTGCGGTTACGCAAAGCGTTAGTGATATATTCGATCTGATAGTCTCTTGGTTTAAATTTACAGTTAATCGTCTCAGCCAATTCTTCAACATATCCATCCTCTATGGTTTCAGGTTCTCCGATCTCAGCCGGTGCTTCTAATATATAATCTCTATCTGAACAAAACTTTTTAAGATGTGGAAGTAGACCAACATATAATACAGGACGCATTGGTTGAAAGAGTCTAATTGTTCCATCCCATACTCTTGCTTTGTATTTAGGACTGAACTGATAACCTTCTGGTTTAAATGCAAAGAACTCAGACAACTCCATCTTTAAACCTGAGTCGGCTTTGATCCGCATATATACTGCGTTGATATTTTCTACTTCAATTCTTTCACTCATATAAGCCATCCAGCTTCAGACATGCTTTAAGCCATCCTGATTCTTCTTTTCCAACTCGAAAGGCAAATCCTACAGATTGAAACAAACCTTTTGGTACTTGTCTCCATAGGTCTTCAGGTTGTTTTGAATAGTTTTCTTTAGACGTTGCTAATACACAACAATCGCGTTCTAAAAAGAAATCCCAAAATTCAGTATAAGTCCATGACTTTGAAAATAGAATCTCTGCTGTTTCTTTTCTTGAATAGATATGTGAACGATTGATTTTCTTTGGTCTTTTAAATTCATTCTCTTGAATACGTAATGCAGCTGCTTCGGTAATACCAATCACAGGCCAACCATATTCTTTTAACATACCAGTTAATGCAAGTAACATACCTTGCTGTACTCTTATATCAATTCCTTCTATTTTCTGAATAGAACAAAATCCTTTATAGATCGTTCTTTTTAATTCTTCAGGTATATCTGCTGAGTATGGATTCATAATTTAATTGCCAATAATAATAAAATTGCTGTTAATAAGATATTAGTAAAGAAGATACCAATTGCTAATATTGTATGGTACCAAATCCACCTTGTCTTATATGCGTTCTCAATTGTCACTGCTTCAGGATCTACATCATCCTTCATTACATCTATTGTTTTCTGTTTCTGTGCTTGTTCAAATTGTTTATCTGCTTCTTTTTTGAAACCCCACTCTAAAAATTTATCCCACATTAATAATCTCCGGATTGGAACTTTAGAATATCAATCATATTCTTGATTACGAAGTTCCTGCTATGTATTGTTTTAATTATATCCTCGAGATAGTTTGCATTGGCAGTATGAAAATCAACAGTAAGACTTAGTTTAATAATATCAGCATCGGCTTGAATATGTTTATCCAAATCATTACGAATTACTTTTCGCTGAAATGGTTTCCAACCTTTCTCTCTTAGTGTTAGTTCATCCATGGATCCATCGTAATAGTTACGCTTGTCCATCTCAAGATCTTTGTATTCTGCTTTAAGCTTTTTAACTCGAAGGACTTCCCTATAATACAAGTTATAATACTTGCTATGTAATTCAGGGATTCTTTTACTTTCACCAACAAGATTCGTTTCATCTATCGGTGAGTCTTTAGCCCATAGGCTTGCTATATCATTTGTGTCCATAATTTATTATCTCAAAACTTTTAATTCATATCTATTATAACAAACTTTGAGTTAAATGTCAATAGCCAATATGGTATTTTGTTCTCCTACACCACGCTGAAGAACTCTGTAACCAAGCTCAACATATAGATCAATTGTTTCAGTAACAAGTTCTGCTGGTGTTAATATGTTGGTCTCAAATTCAATCGTCTGTGGATAGTTTTCTTTTTTCCTGTCTTTCAGAAAAGGAATGAATGATTGTAAGATATACGAATCTCCACCTTCAGTATCTAATTTTAATGTTTTGAGTTGTTCAACATTATGATGCTCGAAGATATCACGTAAAGGTACTACATCTACCTCAATCGTCTCGACGTGTTCTTGAAGATTTCTTACTTTGTGTTGATAGTGAAAGTCACCCATAGAATTACAACCACGGATCCAATGTGGAATTCCTTGTCTTACAATTGTTTCATGGGGTATATAGTATACTTTATCTCGGCCCGGCTTACCATCAAAAGAAACTGCACAATTAAGTTTCTCAACATTCTCTTTGTTTGGAAGGCGATCTAAATAGTATTGTATTGGTTCAATGGATAGACCAACTGTATCGTCTCTGGCGTTTTGGATATGTGTTTCAAAATCAGAAGTTCCTACTTCAATAAAATCATAATTCATAATATAGTTTGTCCTATAGTTGTTCCATTGTAAAGACATCGTATCTCATTGTGACCGAACAAGTGGCGTAAGAAACATCTTGAACATTTACATCAAGTTCAATTGATCCTAATCCTGTTGGAAAACAGTCTCTAAATATAAATCTTGTATTTGGATTCTTATGAGAGTTTGTGATGGTTGCGATAATGTCAGATTTAAAACCGTACTTTGATAACTCTAATTGTCTATTTTGGTCAGGAGATAAAGATCCACTAATACCTTCTAACCAATCAAGTATCTCTTTATAGTTATTCATATTCTCATCAATGATAAACGTCATTTCTAAATCAGCATAATTTAATTTATCGTTAACGTCATACAGTGTTGAAAGCGGAGTTTCACGCGCGGAGGGTGTTGCTGATAAACTTGGGATAGAAATCTTCTGCACAAAGAACTCTATGTTCGGTATGCGCTGAATATTAATCGTAAAGTTTGTCGGTGATAAGTAGTTGTTAATAATTTCTGCCATCTCAATTCCTATAAATAACTGTATTGGTATATACTATTTATTTATCTGTTTGGAATTAGTTATGGAAATAAGCAACAACTTCGATTATGCTGGTATGACACTTGAAGAAACTGGCACAATGTGGCATCAGATCTACAAGCAATATGATTACGATTGGTGGTATGAAATACAGCCGTCAGATGTAGTTTTAGATATCGGTGCAGGAAATGGTATGTTTGCCAAGAAAGCATTAGAAGCTGGTGCAAGTAAACTCTATATAGTCGAACCTAATCGTAGACTCCTACGAGCAGCAATACATAATTGTTCAGATCATATGATTGACATCCCTCCTTATAGCAAAGCGTTTCCTATATGTGCAACGATCGGAAAAGATATTGATTCGTCAGGTATGTATCAGAATCCATTATACCGAGCAGAACTTGAACCGCAAGTTTTAAATCTACAAGAACTTATAAAAGGATTTGAGATTCCTATTATAGATTACTTACGAGTAGATGCAGTTGGCGCTGAATGTAATATATTGAATAAAGAGCTGTTATGGTTGTTTACGAGTCATGTAAAATTTGCAGCAGTAAGAGTTACTCTAGGCAATAGATATAATTCGCATAAAGTATTTGAAAGGTGGAGAGATTCGTTTTTAGTTGAAGTAAAAGATAAGTTACTTTTTAAAGATACGGCGTTAGGTGAGAACCTATGGGCTGATGATTGGAAAGAAAAGGTACCTTATACGTTTATGATCTATATTAAGAATTGGTAATAAACAACATAAAGGAACTCCAATCTTTAAAGTTTCCTTCGTTTAGAAAATCGTCGTTATAAGCTTTCTCTCTATCCTCGTGTTCAAGGAACCGTACTTGATTAACATCAAACTGTCTGAGTAATCCATCACGGAACTTTTGCCACTGTTTAACGCAACCGCTATATGCGTTCATATGAAACTCTACAGCAATATGGTTTACGCTGTTTTTGAGA